GTTTGCACCAAATATCACAATAAACGGCAACGCGTCGAAAGACGATATCGTAGCCGCGCTGAAGCAGGAAGAGCCCGAGTTCTTTGACCTACTGGATGAATTTATAGCAAAGAAACAGGAGGAATCATATGCCTACAATTTCTAGCTATACGACCTATCAGACATCAGCAGGAGATACCTGGGACGAGATAGCATATAAGATGTGCGGAAACGAGACACTATCGAGCGAGCTCATGCTCCTGAACCGCGATTACATCAACGTGGTAATATTCGGCGAAGGGGTAGAGCTTACGATACCGGTCTACGAGGAGTCTACGTCACCTGCTACTCTCCCACCCTGGAGGAGATCGTAATGGTGAAAGTTGAATATCAGGGAACCGATATCACAGATTCCGTGACAGTAACAAGATGCTGGATTGATCAGTACGCTGAAGAACACGGAGACACGATAAAGATAATTTTTAACGATGTGGATGGTCTCTGGGATTCATGGGGTCCTTCCGTAGGAGACAAGATAAGAGTCTACAATGGGAATATAGATTCGGGCATCCAGTATGTGAGAAGGGCGCATCCTACTGTAGGACGGTTTGAGATAGATGCAAGCGCCATTCCTCCAACCGCCGGAGGCGAGAAGAAAAAAGAGTGGAAACAGATCACTAAGCTGCAGCTTGCAAAAGATATTGCCGGAAAATGTGGCCTCTCACTGAAGACTTACGGGTTAAAAGACTGTATATTCAAAAATCTGAAACAGGACTATGAAGAAGACCTGAAGTTCTTCCAGAAGCTCTGCATGGTAGAGGGAGACGCATTCCTTATCTACAATGGCCAGATGGTCCTTTACAATGAGAGCTATATGGAGAATCAGAGTCCCGCTGAGACCATAGGACTCGACATGGATAACTACCCTGAATACTGGGACAAGCGGGCTATGCCTGCTCTTAAAGTCAGGAACGATTCCATGTCATACACCTATGGGAGCGGATCCCCTGTAAAAGTGATATATGTGCCGCTCTACATAGACAGCCAGGGAACGGCTGAGAAGTATGCAAAAAACCTGTTCCACTACTACGACAAGATGAAAAAAGGCGGGTTCTTCTATTACCGCTCTCCACTCGATGACGGATATGCAGCAGGCAGTGTAGCAGAGATAAAGACCGATAACAGGCCGTCCTACGATGGCAAAGCATTTATATATCATGTCCGGTTCGACACGGATGACAACAGGGCAAAGGTATTTTTCAGATGCTTATGATAATGCTCGGAAAGATGTGATGATATGGCATCAGTAATATGCAAATGGGGTAAAAAAAAGTGGAAGATAACACCTAAGCGGATAAAACCACTTGATGATTTCTCCTACGACCAGAGCTACAACACTGATAAGAAAAAGAAAGACAAAAGGAAAGCTAACCTCTCCTATACAGTCTATCTCGAAACAGGAAACGACGTGAGAAAAGAGATCACGTCCTGGTACAAGCTGCTTGGAAAGAAAAATGGTCTCTATATCGGAAAGAAGAGGTTCGGGCCGGCAAAGATGCGCCTGGATTCCGCGAAATCATCACCCATCCACGTCACAGATAACGGCCGTGTACATTATGCGACCATAGCTCTTGAATTTACGGAGCCATAGGAGGCTGCATGAGATCAGAACATAACAGCGATGTGCGCGTGTGCATCGATAATCTCGTAAAAACCATCAGAGGCGAAGTACCTTATGCACGAGAAAAAGGCATAGACGGAAGCATCATAGACCTTCCGCCGGATGAAGCTGAGGTCGAGCTTGCGGCGGCGATAGATGAGAGTATAGAAGGCTACGAGCCAAGAGTCGATGTTGAGGATACCAACGTTGATGTGATAAATGTCAACGGCGATCTGAAGTATGACATAGATATCATACCAGCCGACGAAGACAACACGGCATACGTAGATGACGAGGAGGTATAAATGGGACTTTTCGTAACAGATACGGACGCAGAAAGCATTCTTAAAAATGTCCTTACAAAGCTCCAGAGTGATGTAGGAGAGACACTATATCCCGGTGATGAACGCCGTATATTCGGAGAATCCGAGGCGGCTATCATCGTTATTCTATTCAATACTTTGGACGATGCTGCCAAGAAGAGCCTGCTCAAGTATGCAACCGGAGATATTCTTGACGCTATCGGAGATTCATACGATTGCAGCAGGCTGGAAGCCGATAAAGCAAATACCACACTAAGATTCAGCTTGCAGGAAGCATATCCTAAAGCAATAAAGATACCGGCAGGGACCAGAGCTGCTACAGAAAGCGGCCTCACTTTCATAACCGATGAAGATGCATATATCGAAGCCAAGACCCTCTCAGTTGATGTGAAAGCGTCCGCTGCTGAAGGTGGGACAGATTATAATGACTTGATAGAAGGCTCAGTTGCTACAATGGTAGACCTTATAGCCTTCGTTGATTCAGTCACTAATGCGACCATTACATCAGGCGGAACAGACAAAGAGAAAGATGATCCATACAGGGAACGCATCAGATTAAGACTGTCGAGCTTTTCGACAGCTGGTCCAGCAAACGCTTATAAATACTGGGCAAAGTCGGCTGATAATGATGTATCAGATGCATATGTCGAGAGCCCGTCTCCAGACGTGATAAATATCTATATCGCAAAGACCGACGGACAACTCCCGGATGATACTCTTATAGATACAGTCCAGAAGGTAGTAAATGCTGACGATGTGCGTCCACTTGGTGATAAGGTGACTACGTTCGCGCCTCAGACGAGCAACTACGACATAGAGCTTAAATACTATGTAAGCTCAGAGAACGAGTCGCAGGTTGTAAGCCGAATTGAAAACAAGACCTACACAGACTCAGACGGAGCTACGCAGACAGGAGTTCTTGAAGCGTACAGATTATGGCAGGATACGGTCATCGGACGTGACATCAATCCAGACTATCTCAAAAAGAAGATCCTTGAGGCAGGTGCTGACAGGGTAGAGGTAGTAAGTCCGACATATACAAAGCTCGAGGGAGCTGTCGTGGCACACTTTAATGGCGAAAAGCTAACAGCGAAGGTCACGCACGAAGTATATGATGATCAGTGAGGTGTGGTATGAAGAATATAACACTGAATGAGGTTAAATTTTCACAACTGCTCCCACAATGGATGCAGAACGACGATACTGATAAGAGTATCGCAGAATCCTTAGATAAAAACGTCAAGGATATCTGTAGCAGGAAAGCCGTATTATCCAAGTGGAATGATACAGCCATAGATGCCATGAGCGAAAAGCATCTCGATCTGCTGGCATACGAGCTCAATATCACCTGGTACTTATACGATGCTTCGATAGAGCAAAAAAGAAAGATCATCAAGGAAGCCAGGCATGTACACTGGAAGCTCGGAACGAAGTGGGCTATCGAGTATGTACTATCGATTTACTTTACTTCTGCTGAGGTGCATGAGTGGTTTGAGTACGGCGGCAAACCCGGACACTTCAAAGTGACGAGCCGGGGCGAAGAACTGCACCGTAATGATGCTACGTTCGTCAAGGTCTTAAACAGTGTAAAAAGATTCTCACAGCACTTTGATGAGGTAGAAGTCGAACGTGAATATCACGGGACAATTTACCTCGGAGTAGCACTCGCAGGATCCTATGTAAGGAATGTTATCACTAGTACATTCAACAAAAAGCAGACAATCAACCAGAATGTCTATGTGAAGGCAGGCAGGGCAGAAGGTTTTGTCAGAAATACAATTTTTTAGAGAAGGAGGCTAATATGGCACAATTTGACACCCCTCAAATAACCAAAGTGGGTGCAGAACTGGTGACAAAAGTCCTCGCGGGCAGTGGAAAGATAGAATTTACCTCACTGACTATCGGAGATGCCGAATATACCGCAGAGCAGAAAACAGATGTAGCATTGCAGGCCAGGACTTCACTTAAAAATCAGAGACTTTCGTTTCCATTCTCAAGTGTCACCATCAAAGACGAGACCAATGTATGCCTTAAGGCTGTGGTATCAAATGAGAAAGTCACAGAGTCATTCTACATCACGGAGATGGGTATCTGGGCTAAGGACGGATCTGACGAGTCGTCAAGCCCGATACTCTACTCAATAATCACGGCATCTGTCGGCGATTATCTGCCGGTCTATAACGGTTCCGTACCATCAACCATCGAGGAAATATGGTACACAACAGTAAGCAACAAGGCAACTATTACAATATC